AGAGGGCTTAAAGCCAAGTGGAGCCTGACGACTGAGCCGATACAACTTGCCCTTGTTCGTCTGCACAACCGTGGTGAAACCCGGCTTAGCTGTGAACCCGGCCTTCTCCACGATCCTGCCCGAACGCTCCTGATACGGGAACAACCCCCGATCACGCCCATACACCCCAGCACTCTCACGCTCAGCAGCCTTACGCTCAATGCGCTTGACCTTCTTGTCCAAACTCCGAGCGTCCTGAGCGTTCTGAATCATCGACAACGTCGCAAACGGCACCGTCGCCGCAGCCAAAGCACCGCTGACCTTGCCCGGACGAGACATAGTCCCGCGGTTGAGGTACGTGTCAGCAGCAACAGAACCCGCAGCAGCAGCACCCAACCCACTGATCACCGACCCCATTGCCTGCTGGCGACGACCGCTGGAAAGGTTTCGGTGAGCATCCTCAGCGCCCGGAGAGACCCGCTGATAGTCGATGCTCTTGCGGAGACCTTTGCTCTGAAGGATGCCCATGACGTCGTCAAAACCTCGGCGGAATTCCTTCGGCCGATCGCTCATGTCGCCCATGTTCCGCCACGACCCGGACAACGCGTGGGCCCGTGCTTCCTCCCCACCATCCTTGTAGGGGTTCGCACTCTGTCGGGCGATGGCCGACCTGGGCTTACGGACACCGGCATGAATCATCTCGTGGCGCATGACCTCTTCCCAACCAGCGCCTTCCGATTTTGCCGGGTTGATCGCAATGAGTGCTTTTGCTGAACGCTGCGGGCCTCGCGGATCGACGCGGTGAGCCGCCGACCAGTCGTCGCCGTGATCGGGACGAGCTTTTACTCGCTGAACCACTCGACCTCGTGGACCGCGCAAGGGTTTTTTGAACGCTCGAGCGCCATCCAGAGGATCAAACCCCTTCTTCAGCTCACCAACACCCCCACCAACAGCAGCATTGCGGCCCTTGTCATCTGACTTAACAACCCCGCCTTGCTCACGCTTAGCCTCAAGGCCCTGCATCCGAGCAAAGTTGAACGAACCAACACCACCAATGCCCGCACCAGCAGTAGCAAGGAACTGAGAAGCAGGAGTAGTGCTGGGCTCGTAAGAAGCCAAGCGACGCGCAATCTTGCTTTGCCCCAACCTGCGAAGGATCGGCCGCTTAGACCGACCAAGCATCTTTGCGCCCTGAGGGGTCGTCAAAGCCAACGCCGTCAAACCAGTCGTACCCGTGGTGTACGCCAAGCCACGAGCAGCACGCTTACGACGAGCGAGCTCCTTCTCCTCCCCCGGCGCCAACTCGACGTACTTCACCACCGCGGTCTCAGGCTTCTTCGCCACACCCGGAGGGTTTCGGTCAACAAGAGTGGACATCATGGCCGCTGGATTACGGCCCGTAATCGTTCCAATGGCCGGGTCAACCAAGTCACGACGAGTATCGAATCGAGTGATCTTGCGCTGCGGCTTCACAGCGTTGTACGCCCCATAGGCAAGAGGGGCGATCGAAGCGCCCTTAAGGCCCGTGCCCAAAGCCCGAGCGGCCACAAACTTCCCGTACACCTTTGGCTCAGCCTTAGCTTGGGCATACGTCTTCAACGAGAACATCGACGTCGGACGCTTAGTGCGCTCCATCACGGCGCGAGCGCTCTCGTCCACCGCCCAACCCGCACCTCCGATCCCCGCACCAACAGCAGCGATCTTCAACGCCTTTTTACGACGATCAGAGCGTTCCTTTGGCGTCAACGTCTCATCACGAGTGTGGTTGAGCGTTTGCGAAAAGTCCTCGCTTAGCGAATCGGAGATGGCCACTACGCACCTGCCAGATGCATCAACGACCGTTCGATGTCCGCACGAGTCGAATCGTTCTTCGCCAGACCGGCGAGAGCACCAATAGCAGCGTTCGCCATCGTCTCAAGGACTTCCTCGCGGGTACGACCAAGGCTGACCTGTTCACGGACATGGGTGTCGAGCAGCCAACTGCCCTCAAAGCCGTTACCGAGGTAAACCTGAAGGGCTGCCGCTACAACCACGCGGACGTTGTCTTCGGTGTTAGAGATCTTATTCATGACTTACTCCCAGAAGTAGAAGAAGAAGCCCCTTGATCAGACAGACCCACTGCTCCTTGCGCACTCTGACGCGCGGCCTCCTGCATAGCACCGGAAGGATCGGACTCGGTGAGTTTGGCTTGGGCGTACTCAGAGTTGCGCTGAGCGAACCTCGTAGCGTCAGAGGCCAACTGCTCCTGACGGAGCTGCTCAGAGCGGTCTGGATCAAGTTTGGGCAGTTTGGCAATGTCCCGAAGCACATCTTCGAGATCAGGATCGGGGAACCAAGAGACTCCCAAGCTCCCCATCGAGGTCATGAACGACGACAGTTGCGCGAGGTCGGGAGCGTCTACGTCCCCAGGCACAAACTCTGGCAAGGTTTCTGGTCGCCATCCGTTCATGGAGAGCAACTTAGGAACAGCGTGTCGATTGAGGGTTTCCGCAATGGACTTCACCAGAGAATTGAGCGCTGATCTGAAGATACCCGTCTTGTCGATGTGAAGCGAGTACGACCCGCCGCCTTGATGACCAACAAGAATGAAGTCAGCCAGCACGCTCATGAGGATGCGCTCCTCATATCGCCGGATGATGGCGTCAGTGTTGAACTGGCGAGAGCCGCCCGAAGACAGCAACTCGAACGAGTACAGGGCCTGCTTGGTATCCGGGTCGTAGTCAGCGGGGAACACCACGCCCTCGGACTCGTTACGGCGCACGTTCTTGACCAACTGGCGCATCGCCTGAACCTGCTTGTACTGCTCCGTGCCCGCCTTAGCCTTCATGTGAGCCGCCGGCACCTTCACGATCGGCAAACCAGCAAGGTCACGCTCAAGACCGACCGCTTCAGACTCCTGCAAACGCTTGAGCAAGTACCACGGGCGGTAGGCGTTACGCAGCAGCGAACGTCCCTCCGGGTTGCCCTTGGAAGGGGAGAAGCGGAACAGCAGGCTTCGGTTGTACGGCACCGCCACGGTCTGATACTTAGGCGGAGCCATCTGCATCATCGCCTGCACATCACCGCGGTCATCGAACACCCACCGCAGCAGAGTGTCTTGGGACCGGATGGGCAGCTTGCGCCAACGAATCTTGCCGTCGTTGTGCTTGGAGCGCTTGATGGGGTCTTCTTCCCACGGGCCCATGCACTTCTTGTAGACGATCTCGTGCCATGACCAGCCGTAAATCAGGCATGTCAAAGCCTCGCCGATGAAGTCAGCCCAGGTGTGTTCCATGTCGTCCATGCACGACTTGATGAACTCGGAGATCTCTTCGTCCTCTTTGGACTTACCTCCCGGCTGCACCGTCCACTCGACGTTGCGCACGAGCTGGGTGATGGTGAACAGCAACGCACCCACCAGCGGGTCGTTATCTGCCATCTCCCGGTAGATCTTGACTGCCCGCGTCCCCTTCAGGACAGGCAGAAACTCCTCGTCCACATAGCCGGCGGTGCGCTTGAGGCCAGTACGGCCAATCTCACCTAGCGCGTTGATCTGCTCGGCTTGCTCGAGGTAGTCACGATCAGCCCCATCGTCAACGTATGAGGCAATCCCAGGGTCAACAGTCACGGGCTATCCCTGCATCTGACGGGCGAGACGGTCCTTGCGTTCTTGGGCCATGCGCATCTGGTCAAGGTCAGTGCCAACGCCCTTGAACTTGCCGGCGTAGCCACGCACAGCACGCGCCTGCTCTTCGCTCAAACGGCCATCGCGCGTGCCAGCAGGGGCGATCTCCCCGCCTGAGCGAGTCTGTCGCTTGGGCATGACCGTGTTGTTCTCTCGGCCGCGCAGAGAAGTTCCAATGGCTACTGTGCCAAGGCCAGCCATGATCCCTCCAGCAGCAACTCGCGGGACATTCCATCGAGTGATCTTGCGCGGGATGGCTTTAGCTTCTGCCTCTGCTGCCTCCAGCGACCGTCTACGCACCGTCGCCTGCCCCTGAAGGGCGCCCTTGCGGCGTCCCGACTTCTTGTCGTTGGGCTTAGGAACGAACGCCTCAAATTGCTTCTTCGCATCGAGGTACTCGGCTTGGCGAAGCTTCTGGGTGTTCCACGCAGCAATGCTGTCCGGGTTGTCTTTGATGGTTTTCGGACGAGACAGCGCGTAAGCACTACCAGCAAGAGCAGCGGTACCACCCAAGACACCAGCCTGCTCAACGCGGCCTTGCGTATCTACCCGCTTACGGTCGGGCACGCGACGAAGC